GACATTGGTACGGAAGTAGTCTGTCTTTTCTTAAACGGAGTAGCTGATGCCGGCTACTACATTGGGTGTATACCTGGCCAAGGCATGACTCACATGGTCCCTGCTATCGGATCTAGTGATAGCATTATAGCCAACACCACCGGCGAAGTTGATAGCTACGGCGGAGCCACTCGGCTACCGGTTGGTGAAATCAACAATGCGAATACAAAACAGGACAACAACTCTCAATTAACAAAGCAGCCAAGACCTATTCATAGCTATCAAGCAGCGATACTGAACAAGCAAGGACTCATTAGAGACCCTGATAGGGGAACCATCGGTAGCACTAGTGTACGCGAAAGTCCTAGTAGAGTATTTGGTATTAGCACTCCGGGGCGCCCTATCTATGAAGGTGGATATGATGATTCTTCTATTGCTAGCGCAGTCAAAGATGATTCTATTCCTGACAAGAACTTTAAAGTAGTAGGTCGTCGAGGTGGACACAGTGTTGTACTAGATGACGGCGACTTGGGTGGAAAAGATCAGCTAGTTCGATTCAGGACTGCCGGCGGCCACATGATTATGATGAATGACACGATTCAAACATTGTTTATCGTTCACGCTAATGGTCAGAGCTATATAGAGTTAGGTGCCGAAGGCACGATTGATATGTACGCTACTAACAGTGTCAACATCAGAACTCAGGGTGATCTTAATTTACACGCTGACAACAATGTCAACATTCATGCCGTTAAGAATTTTAACGTCAGCGCTGAAAATATAAAAACAGAAAGTAGTAAAGAAACTACAAGCTTCGTTGGCACTAACTATAAGCAACAAGTGAAAGCTAATCTTACTGTTAAAGTAGATAGCAAGATGAGTTTTACTAGCGCCGGCGATGGTAGTTTCAAAAGTGGAGGTATTGCATACATCAATGGTACTAAAGTTAATCTAAACACTGGTTCTGCAAGCTTAGTACCAGACGCAGTGAAACAGATGTCACTAGTAGCACATACTGATACGCTGTATGATAGCAAAAAAGGATACGCAGCAGCCCCGGGCAAACTATCTAGTATTACTAGTCGAGCGCCGGCGCATAGTCCATGGGCCGCTGCAGGACAAGGGGTAAATGTTAAAACAAATATCAGCGCAGACGCAAATCTTCCTGCGGCTCCATCTGCTAGTTTGGCCGCAGTGAATGCTAGTGCTCCCGCCGCACCACCTGTTGCAGTGTCACCGGCCATATCATCTACTGTCCCCAACGTACAAGCAGCATCAGCACAGTTAGACAAAGCAACAACCAGCGCAGTCGTTTCACAAATGGCGGTCAGTGCAGCAACCGGCGCAGCGAAAGATGCAGTAGCACAAACTGCTGGCGTAGTAAGTGAACTTGGCGACAAGGTAGCTAGTGTTGGGATGTATGCACTGAACCCAACTCAACTAGTAGCAGCAGGTACACTGAAGCCGGGAGCAGATGCAGCAGCTAACTTTGCAATCTCTATCGGAAAGTCTCTTACTGAAGCAATGCCAACCAACTTATTCACTGGTCAAGACGGGGTAAAGAGCATCACCCAATTGATTAGCAATCCTGCCGCACAGGCAACCGCTGTGGTATCACTGTTAAGTAAAGGTGAATCAGCATTGAAATCATCCGGCATTCTTACCGGCACCGAAAGCCCGACACAGACTGCCGGATTAGTGATGAGCGCAGCGACTGCGGGGATAGACAAAACTATGGCTTTCGTAAAAGGCGGGCTACCTGATTTAGGGTCAGCTACCTCAGCTATAACCGGCGCTATCGGAGGACTAAAACTTCCAGGCAATTTAGCAGTGTTAGGTTCAGTCAAAGATTTGGTTGCCGCTGGAAATTTTGCAGCTAACATGGCAGACAAAGTTACGGGCCCACTAAGTGGTCTACCGGTAGCCGATCAACTAAAAGGTGCAGCAGCCGCAGCATTTGGTAAAGTAACTGAGTCATTCAAAACACTCGGTAAAGTAGGAGTCCCTCTCAATCTTACTGCAATAAAAGCCAAGAGTGACGAAGCTCAATCCGCCGCTGACACTGCCGGCGAATCATTGTCGGATCTACAGAAGACTGCAGGCGCATCGTTAAGTAGTACCGTGACTAGTGCGTTAGGATTTGCAGCAGGTGGCGCATCATCCCTAATGGGTGATATAGGTGGTAAGATATCAGCCGCAACTGCTGGCATCTCTGATCCTACTAAACTTCTTTCTGCGACAACTGCTGCATTAGGTACCGCAGCCAAAAGCTTCGGGATAGATACGAGTGGACTCAGTGGGTTGCCTGGTGGCGCATCAGCTATATCCAATGTAGTCAACATGGGCCCGATTGCTAAGTCAATCGCAAGTAGTGTCACTGGGGCAGCTTCAGGATTAGCCGCAAGTGCATCTAAACTAGTGTCTGGTGCAATTGATGTGCCTGGATTACCTAGCATTCCCGGAATCCCTAATATTCCCGGAAGTGGTGACTTGACTAGCGCTATAGGTAAAGTCACTGGTGCATTGTCCGGCCCCTTGAGTGGTGTCAACGATGCAATATCAGGTCTAAAAGCTAAACTAGGCACCGGTACTGCTGGCCTACAAGCTCTTGCTGGCACTGGACTAGGAGCTAAGGGTATGGCATTACTGAGTAGCTCGATTAATTCAATCGGAGCCGGAGGACCAGTTGAAGTTAAGTTGCCTACAGTGGCAAAAGATAGCTTCGACTTCGGCCCTATGATGGCTCAAGCTAAAGCATTGTTGGGTAATCCTAAGATTCCTGCACTACCTTTCGGTACAGTTGCCACCGGAGCATTCCCTACCCCTAGTTCTGATAAACTAGCAGAGTTCGATATGTTGAAGGGGAAACTAGCAACCCAAGAAGCATCAGAGTTTGCTCTTAAAACCAAGTATATAGACTTGAAGGGCTCTAAGGGACCAGATGATGCAGAAACTACCGCAGCGTATGCGACATGGAAAGAGAATGTTCAATCTACTGAGACCATTCGTCAAGATATGGCTAAAATAGTAGCATAAATATAGTAGAGGAACATATATGGCATCATACATCGGATTCAGTACTAAGAACATGAACAAAGTTAGAAACTTTGTTCAACCCGGCACGGAAGGTGGCACCTCATTGATAGCTAAGCCATTTCAGTTAGACCGCAAAGTCAGACTGACCGATGAGCAGCTAGTAATCGATGATTTTATCAATGCATTGAACATACCACAAGGGCAGAAACCAGGTAAACCTAGTTACGGTACTACCTTGTGGTCATTCATCTTCGAACCCAATACGATAGACGTTCAGCAAGAATTATCAGCAGAAGTATCACGCATTGCAGCGTTAGATCCTAGAATTAATCTAAACTCAGTGTCAGTTAGTACTCAGGATAGTGGAATCCTTGTTGAGCTAGAGTTAGCTATCATCCCCTTCAATCAAGCGCAATCCTTCAGCATCTTCTTCGATCCTACGACAAGCACGGCCTTCGGCAGTTAAAACCGTCACTTTTCCGTATGATAAATACATAAAAGAGAAATACCATATGGCAACAAGTTCAAGACAGTCCAGTATTTTTGGTGTAAATGATTGGAAAACAATCTACAAGACATACAAACAAGCTGATTTCCAAAGCTACGACTACGAAACCCTTCGTAAAACGTTTGTAGATTACCTACGCAAAAACTATCCAGAGACGTTTAACGACTATGTAGAGTCAAGCGAGTATGTTGCGTTACTAGACGTGATGGCGTTCATGGGTCAGGCACTGAGCTTCCGTGATGACTTGAATGCACGAGAGAACTTCATTGATACCGCCGAGCGCAGAGACAGCGTTATTAAGTTAGCTAACTTGGTTGGGTACAATCCAAAACGAAACAATGCTGGTCAGGGATATTTGAAGCTAACCGCTATCCAGACTACAGAGCAAGTCAAAGATATCAATGGTCTACCTCTCAACAACTTAACTATCTTGTGGAATGACCCTGCTAATCCAAATTGGCAAGAACAATTCAACAGCATAGTGAATGCATGTTTAATCGATACTCAACGTGTCGGTCGTCCTGGAAATACCAGCACAATTTTAGATGTAAAGACAGACGAATACAGTATCAGCATCCCAGCTGGCGTAACTGCAACCGCCCCGTTCAACGCTACCGTTGATGGTATTTCTATGGACTTCGAATGTATCAGCGTTAGTAGTTTGAATTCAGATAGCTTGTACGAATTGCCACCTGCCC